ACATGACCGATAAAAGAGTTCAAATTAATAAGGTTGTCAAAGAACAACTCCCTAGTTATGTCAGGGATGATAGCCCTCTAGTCGGTGAATTTTTAAGTGCGTATTACCAAGGTCAAGAATATCAAGGCGGCCCGATTGATATAATCAATAATTTAGACTCTTACATACAATTAAACAAATCTGGCACTCTTGTTGGATTTACAACGCTCTCAAGTGCTGTTGGCCAGTTCGATCAAACCATATCTGTAAAGGATACTACTGGATTCCCTGATAGTTATGGTTTATTAAAAATAGATAATGAGATAATCACATATACAGGATTAACAACAAACTCATTTACTGGGTGTATTCGTGGATTTAGTGGAATTACATCATTTAGAAACCCTGACGAACCAGAAGAGTTTATATTCTCAACATCAAAAGCAGCAGCTCATGCGGTTGGTGTTGGAACAAGTGGTGGTCAAGTTAATAATTTAAGTTCATTATTTTTAGAAGAATTTTTAAGAAAGTCAAAACAGCAGTTTTTACCAGGTTTTCAGAAAGATCTTAATCCTGCATTAAATCAACCACAGTTTATTCGTCATTCAAAAGACTTTTATAACTCTAGAGGAACTGATGAGTCTTTTAAACTGCTATTCAAATCATTATATAATGAAGAAGTAGATATTGTTAGGCCTGCTGATTATGTTATTGCACCATCAGATGCAAACTATAGAAAGACTCGTGATCTCATAGTAGAAGCAATTCAAGGGGATCCTATGGATCTTGAGAATAAAACACTCTTTCAAGATCCCGTAGAGAATCTATCTAGAGCATATGGCCCTGTTTCAATGGTTGAGAGAGTCAGAGTTGGTCTTTTAACTGATACTTATTACAAGGTTAGTATTGATGCATCTTTCGGAACAGGTAGTTCAGATGAATTATTATATGGTAATTTTGCTGTTCATGCTAATTCAAAGAATATTGGTCAGGTAGGTGCAGCACAAACTTTCATTGATGTTGATTCTACCATAGGATTTCCTGATAAAGGAGCATTAACCTTTGTATATCAAAATGGAACAGTTGGAGTTTGCACATATACTAGCACTAATATCACACAGTTTTTAGGTATAAGCACCACTGGTATTACAACTACTATTAAGGATGCTAC